TGGAGGACGTCAAACGATTGATGGAATCAGCAGACTATGAAAGAACATTCGAATATGATGCACCAAAACAAGAAGGCGATTCTCACTTTAACAAAGTGTTGAGATTCGTCTTTTTTGATGAATATTAAACATTAGGAGGTCATGAAAAATGGCAGCTACAACGGTAAATGAAAAACCACAAAAAATTAGTTTGAAGCGTATCCACTATGCACTTTTAACAGATGAACAAACGGAAAAATGGGGAGAAGTTAAAACATTAACAATGCCCATTTCCTTAACACTTACACCTAACTTTTCCGAGGCATCTTTAGATGCTGGTGATCGTGTAGTAGACCAAGAGGCGCAAATGGACTCAATCACAATTGCAGGAGAAACAGCGGATTTACCAACTGAGGTTTTAGTTGATTGGTATGGTCACAAAGTTTCTGCAGAAGGTGGTATTATCACAAACTCTAACGATACTCCGAATTCGATGGCTATTGGATTTGAATCAGGATCTAAATTAGTTTGGTTTTTCAAAGCTAAACTAAAACCTGGTGAGGAATCAAATGCTACTCGTAAAAAAGGTGAAACAAGCTATAAAACTTACCCATTCGCTGGTGAAGCATTACCTTTAATTGACGGTATCATAAAACATACTGTAGATACTCGTGATACGGGTGTGACAGCAACAGCTGAAACGTTCTTTGCAACAGTTAAAAAGCCAAGTGAACAACAAGTACCAACACCTTAAACAGAAGTCCTTTTATAGGGCTTCTTTTCTTTTAACTAAAAAATAAGTAATTAACGAAAAGGATGGATGAATTATGGAAATTAAATTACGAATCGATGGAGATAACAAAACGTTCACAAATGACTTTGTAAAGGCTCGTGTGTTTCGAAATGCATTAAAACTAAATGAGAAGATGAGCAAAGAAGGCAATGAAATTTCAGTTGAAACTTTTGATGAAATGGTTGGTTTCGTTGTAACTGTATTCGATAACCAATTTACAACTGATGATTTTTACGATGGTGTTCAAGCGGGAGAATTACAATCTGAAATAATGCATGTATTCAACAGCGTGCTTAATATTGGTGGACTAGAAACAAAGACTTCCACAGATGACGAGGGAAAGTAAGTAGCCTAACTGCCTATCAAAATATCAAAAAATTTTATCGAGATTTATTAAAAGCTGGTTACAAACTTCATGAAATTGATGAAATGGATATACATTTTTGGTTTGAACTATCAAATGAAGATGATAAAGAAATAGAAGAAGTCACAGCCGACGACATTGATTGGCTGTGATTTTTATTTTGTGCCAAGAAGGCGGTGAGAACGAATGGCGGAAATAGGTTCATTAGAAGTTAGTCTTAGTCTTAATGCATCTAATTTTAACGGTACTGTTGCACAAGTAGATAGAAATTTAAAATCAATGGGTAGCGAGCTTCAAGTGCTGAAAAGTAAAGGTTCTGATTATGAAAAATCTATCGATGGTATAGCTAAAAAGAAAGATATTTTAGCACGATCAACAGAAGCTGCATCTCTAAAGTTGCAAGAGCAACGTAAAAAATATGATGAACTCGTTGCAAGTGGGACAGCAACAGAAGCACAAATTGAGAGACAAGCAACTGCAGTTAATAAAGCACAAACACAATACAATAACTTAGAACGACAACTTGCAGAAGTAACAAAACAATTACAAGTGCAATCTTCTCAATGGACACAGGCTGGGCAAAAGCTACAAGAAACAGGTAGTAAAATGCAGTCTATTGGCAGTAGTATGACTTCTATTGGTAAAGATTTATCAATGAAAGTTACAGCACCTATAACTGCATTAGGAGTTGGAGCTTTTAAAGCATCAGTTGATTTTGAATCAGCCTTTGCTGGTGTAAGAAAAACTGTAGATACATCAGAAGAAGGTTTTAAAAAGCTTGAACAAGGTATTCGAGACATGGCAAAGGAATTACCTGCAAGTGCATCAGATATTGCAGCTGTTGCTGAATCAGCCGGACAATTAGGGATAGCGGAAGATAAAATACTATCTTTCTCTCGAACAATTATCGACCTAGGCGAATCAACAAATATGACACGTGAACAAGCAGCTACAGAATTTGCTCGTTTTGCAAACATCGTTGGAATGTCACAAGATAATTTCGACCGTTTAGGATCGTCAATTGTAGGACTAGGTAATACAATGGCTACCACTGAATCGGAAATAATGTCTATGGGTATGCGTTTAGCTGGTCAAGGTGCTCAAATAGGTATGACAGAAGCACAAATAATGGCTTTAGCAGGTACTATGTCCAGTTTAGGTATACAAGCTGAAATGGGTGGTACAGCAATGACCACCGTCCTTAAAAAAATGCAATCGGCTGTTATGGATGGTGGAGCAGCATTAGGTACGTGGGCAGAAGTAGCTCAAATGTCTAGCGGAGAATTTAAGAAACTTTACGATGAAAGTGCTGTAGCCGGATTAGATGCAGTAGTAAAAGGATTATCTACTATCTCATCTCGTGGTGAAAATTTGACAGAAGTTTTAAGAGATATGGGCATTAAAGGCATATATGAGTCAGATGTAATGATGCGTATGGCTGGTGCATCGGACTTACTATCATCGGCAGTTGAGACGTCTACAAATGCATGGAAAGAAAACACTGCATTATCTGACGAAGCAGCACAACGATATGCAACAACAGCATCTCAACTAGCTATGCTAAAAAATAAGATTGTAGATATAGGCATTACTTTAGGTGATGTTTTGATTCCGATGGTTATGAATCTATTAAACGCGATAGAACCTTGGATTGAAAAATTTTCTAAACTAAGTGAAGGTACTCAAAAATTAATTGTTATTATGGCTGGGATTACTGCAGCAATTGGACCAATCATTATTATTATAGGGGCACTTATCTCTAGTATAGGGACTATTGTTTCGGCGATTGGAGCATTGGCACTAGCTATTGGAGAGGCTGGTGGACTAGCTGCATTTTTAGCAACGAAATTTGCATTTTTAGGTACTGTTTTTGCTGCACTTATTAGTCCGATTGGTCTTACGGTAACAGCATTAGTCACTGGTGCAATCTTAATCATTAAATACTGGGAACCAATTAGTGAGTTTTTCGGAGTTTTATCAGACAAAATAAGCGAAGGTTTTAACAGTATCTTATCAACAGTATCTGCATTTGGCGGAAAAATGAGCGAAGTACCTAGTATGATGATGTCAGCTTGGTCTGGAGCCTTGAGCGCAGTAACAGGATTGCTAGAAAACTTGAAAGAAAAGCTATCATTTGTTACTGATGTATTAAATGTAAGTAATGCAATGGATGCATTAAAAGTAGCGATGGAGGCAGTTGCATCAACAGTGTTGATGTTATTAGGACCATGGGGACTTTTAGCTAATGTTATATTAAAACTTTTTAATCATACGACATTATTACAAGATACTTTCGCAATGCTTAAAGGTGAGATGTCTTTTGGTGAGGTTGCTAGCAACTTTGCTAATTCAATTAGCGATATCATAAATAAGGTAACAGAACTATTACCTCACTTCATTAAACTTGGCACTGAAATAATTGTTAATTTGATTAATGGCGTAAGTAATAATATCGGGAATTTAACTGCTGCATTTACAGAAATCGTTCCTGCTATTATTAATTCGCTTGTTATGATCATCCCTCAAATAATACTTTTAGCAGCTGATATTATTACAAAATTAGCAGAGGGCATAACGAACAATTTACCGCAGATGGTAAAAGCAATAACAAGTTTAATTGAGTTAATTACAATAACAATCGCAACTTTAATTCCTCAGCTTGTTGAGGTAGGAGTAACGATATTAACAACTCTAATAAACGGTATTGTCACAGCGTTGCCAATGATTATAGAAGTGGTTGTACAACTGATTGAAACTTTAATAAGTTCTCTGACTACAACTATGCCTATATTGCTTGAAACAGGGCTATCGATTATAGAAACTCTATTGAATGGTATTGTAACGGCATTGCCGCTGATTGTGGAAAGTGCTCTAAATATAATTATGTCACTTGTGGAAGGCATTATAGTGGCGTTACCAGCATTAATCGAAGTAGGTTTATCAGTCATTACTACTCTCTTAGAAGGAATTGTTGCAGCTTTACCAACGATTATCGAGGCTGCATTGACTATTATCATCGCCCTTTGTAGGAGCATTAATTTTACTTTTACCTCAAATTATTGAGGCAGGTATACAAATTATCAAGGCGTTAGTAGAAGGTTTAATACAAGCTATACCAGCCATTTTAGAGGCAGTGTTAACTTTAATTATGGCGTTAGTAAAGGCAGTTATTGATTTACTACCTCAGCTGATTGATGCGGGTATAAAAATTGTGGAAGCCCTTGTAGAAGGACTTATACAAGTTCTGCCGCAGCTTATAGAGGCTGGTATTACACTGATCACGGCTTTATTAAAAGCTATCATTGATTTGTTACCAGAGCTTCTAAGTGCAGGTGCACAATTAATTATTGCTTTAGTAAAAGGTGTACTATCGATTTTAGGACAGCTTTTAGCAGCAGGCGGAAAATTAATCTTAGGACTGTTAGGTAAAATTCTAAGTTTCGTCGGTCAGTTACTTGCTGCTGGTGTAACTCTAATAGGTAAGTTAATATCTGGTATTGTATCTAAAGCAGGCGATGTTATAAAAGCTGGGGCAAAAATTATCACTGATCTTATTGATAAGATTTTGAGTTTTACCAAAAATTTATTATCAGCTGGTAAAGACTTAATCAAGGAATTAATTTCGGGTATAGAAAGCAAAATCACTGATATGTATAAAATCGGTACAGATATTGTGCAAGGCCTTATCAATGGTATAGGCGACATGATTGATAGTGTTGGTAAAAAAGCAAAAGAACTTGGACAAACCGTAATTGATAAAGTATCTGGTGTTCTTCAACGTCGTTCTCCGTCCCGTGTAATGATTGCTATCGGTAAGGATGTTGGGCGTGGTTTAGCGATTGGTATCGATTCTACAAAAGATTTAAATGAGTCAACCATGAAAGAGCTTGGTCAACTCTTAATTGATGTAACAAAGGAAAATCAAGCAGCTGTAACAGAAATTGCTGATAAAGCTGAAAAAGAACGTACACAAATTCAAAAAGAATCTGCAGCTAAAAAGGCAGAAATTGAAAAGAAATTAGCAAGTGACATTCAAACAATCCAATCCAAAGCAGCAGCTAAAAAGAGAAAATTAACTGCAGATGAAAACAATCGTATTGCCAAACTAAAAGAAGCAGCGAATGACAAGATTTTAAAACTAGAGCAAGAGAATCAAAAGAAGTTTGGTAAAATCAACACCAAAGCTTGGTCTGATATGGTCAAGAAAGAGGAAGAATCAGCAAGCGAACGTTTAAAAGTTGTAAAACAATACATTGATGATAAGAAGTCTGCAAATGAGCTTTCTTTAGCAACAGAGGAATACATCTTAGATCAATCTCTAAAGCTATTTAAAGATGGTACAAAAGAGAAAATCGAAGTTCAAAAGATGTATAAAAAGGTTACTGATGAAATCAACAAAGAAGCTGAATCGATTAATAAAACTTATGTCGATAACGTCAAGAAACTTAACGATGATTATATCGCCGGAGAACAAAAGCTGACAAAAGAGTACGAAGATACACTTCAAAAGCGTAGAGATGCACTTTATTCATCCTCTGGATTGTTTGATGAAGTTATGAAAAAAGAAGATGTAACAGGTAGTGGATTAATAAACGCTCTTCAATCACAAATAACTGCTTTCGAGGACTGGCAAAAGAATATTACAGAGCTAGCTGCTAAAGGTATTGACCAGGGGCTACTTGGTGAATTACGTGATATGGGGCCTAAAGCTGGCGCTGAAATTGCAGCGTTAAACACTCTTACAGACGAACAGTTACAACAGTACGTAGCACTGTGGAAGCAGAAAAATGAACAAGCTCGTACTCAAGCCGAAGCAGAGCTTACAGGACTTAAACAAAATACTGAAAAGCAGATAAATGAATTGAAAACAAAGACTGTAGAGCAGCTTAGAATATATCAAAATGAGTGGCGTAACAGCATGATTGCACTGAAAG